CGCGTGGTGGTAAATGTCCCAGAAATCGTTTTTGCCCTTGGGCGTCCCAATAAACGTGGCGCGGCCCTTACGGTCGGCAAGGCTGGGGCGAATAACAACAGGCCAAGCATTAGCCGGGAAGTCAGCGGGTTCATCAAGCACAACGCTGTCAAAATACAAACCACGCATAGCATCATAGTTATCAGCGCCGAATAAACGGATGCGGGAGCCATTCGGGAAATCCACACGCAATTCGCTTGCATTGGCAACAGCGCCTTCAATGTCTCTGGTATATTCTAACAAGTAATCCCAAGCGATAGCCTTTGCCTGTCGGTAGTACGGAGCAATGTATGCAACCCGCACCTTTTTACGCGGTATCGTTAAGGCATCTCGTATTAGGTCGTTGATAGCCGCAACCGTCTTACCAAAGCGCCTGTGGGCCACGATAACCGCCCAGCGTTGCTTTCGCGCATGATACGGCCTTAAATGCGTTCTGGGGCGATAGTTAATCGTCTTGGTCTTCATCGCTTAACCATTTGTACGCATGAACGTGCTCGCCATCATTACCAGCGCCCTCTAGCCTTTGGGTTTCCTTCCAACCAGCTTGGGTTTTCAGATAGAATATTTGTGCGCCGAGGTCTCCATTTCGAGCTTTTTGAATAAGATTTTGAGCAACAAAGCCAACAGCCTCCGCTTTTCCCTTTTTATATTGTGCGGAAACTGCTTCATCGCGTTCCATTATGTCATAAAAAGTACGCCGCCCTATACCAAAATAATCAGCTATTTGATCGGTGCTTAAAACCGCAGCCAGTGTTTTGACTTCTGACTTTTGTTCTTTGTTTAGTTCTATACGCGGCCTACCGCCCTTATTCTTTTTTTTATTTTCCATATTGCAATGACTCCAATGCTTGTATATTGTATTTTACACAAGGAGAAAAAACATGACATTTACCAACACACATGAGCAATTTTGTTTTGACACTGCGGTAGAGTTTAGCGCAGTAAGAGGTTTCGGCGGCAAACGTACTCGCAAGAACTTTACGCAATACGATGATGCAATTGCATATGCGCAAACCTACGGCGACAACCGAACAATGATTTACGCAATTAACGCTATTGGCAACTCTGCGCACTTGCTTAATGCTTAAACTAAACACCACGTTCAAAAACCTTTATATCTGCTTTGCGAACGTCGAAATACTGCATGGCGTCAGCAATTGCTTTGAGTGGCATTCCGTTATCACCGCAAGTATAGCAATCCATGCTTAAAAAATTTCGCTCTGGAAATGTATGAATAGTAAAATGGCTTTCAGCCAAAATCCAAGCACAAGTAAACGCACCTTGATTATTAAATTTGTGCATTTTGTAACTTATTACAGTTAGATTTGATTTACTTATAGATTTACTCAACTCAACCAACAAATTACCATCTGCAAGAATTTCAGATTCGTTAAGCCAAACGTCAGCAGTAACATGGCTGCCCTTAGTCTGCATTTTCTGACTCCGTGTTTATTTTAATTTCACCTAAGTAGCTTGCAGCCTTTTTGGGGTCGCCTTTTAGAAAGACCAAAACATTTTGATGCATTTTTCCAATTTTGCGGCTTGCTTGCATAGCCTTACCAGCCCTTAAAGGAAGTGTGCCAGCACTGTTTATTAAAACTATTTCGTTGTAATATTGATAGCCAGCTTCCTCCATTATTTTTATTGTATTCGGAATTGTGCCTATGTAAGAACCATTTTTTCCACGAACTTCGCCCATAACAACGACGGCAAATCTGTTTTCCTTTAATTTGGCAAAGGTGTTTTGCAGAATTTTTCTATAAATTAAGAAAAAATTGTCGTGGCTCATATTGCTTAAATCGTTTGGATCATCGCTGTAAACTTCCAAATCCGCGTATGGCGGACAACTAAATATTAAATCAGCACTTTCATCAGCTATATATTCATCCATATTTTCGCTGGTGTCGTTGTAATAAACACATGGAAGGTTTGCTTCGTCACATCGGTTTTTATTAAGTTCAGCTTGATCCTTTCTAAGTTCTATTCCCGCAAATTGCATACCCAAGGAACCAGCTACAAAACCAAAAACTGTATCCCCAGCAAAAGGATCAAACACAAAACCATCTTTTTTTCCGAACCAAGTTATAATAATTTCGGCAAGAACCGGGTCTAGCAGACTTACTCCGTTATTTACATCGCCAAGCATTCCACCATTCGCCAAAGTGTCTTCTCTTGTTTCGCCTTCGTCACCAATTAACGTGCGCCACTTTCGTTTTCTTTCAAGCCAAGTTCCCTTTCTTGTATCCAATACACTAAAAGGCGGCTCTCCATAGTTTTCAACCATACTACCGGAAACACCATCCGAATATTTGTCATCTTTTTCATCAAATAGTTTGGCCAACTCATCTAAGGAAAAACCAGTTTTTTCTAAATCAAAATTTAATTCGCCTAGTTCTTTAAATTCAATCTTTAATAATTGCTCGTCCCATCCAGCATTTAGCGCCAGCTTGTTGTCGGCAATGACATACGCTTTCTTCTGTGCGTCCGACCACCCAACAGCGGTAATACATGGAACCTCTTTTAAACCGAGCTTTTGCGCAGCGAGAAGTCTGCCATGCCCCGCTATTATTTCGCCATCGATGTCGATCAATATCGGATTGGTAAATCCCCACTCATTAATGCTGGCGGCTATCTGCGCCACCTGTTCATCGCTGTGGGTTCTACTGTTTCGGGCATAAGGGATGATGCTGCTTATGCTTCTGCGTTCTACTTTGTCCGCTGGCCAGTTTTGTTCGTTCATTTGTTACGTCCTTCTCAGGGTGCGTAGAAATTTAAAAACTGACAGAGAAGCAAGGAATTGGAAAACTTGCTTCTCTGCCAGAGAGGGGAGTTAGCTCTGGGAGGAAACTAACCGAGCAGACTGTCTGTGAGAACAGTATCTGCATTTAATCATAAAATTGATTATTCGTCAAACTCACCACTTTTTTTCCCCCAAATGGATTTCTGAAACCTTATCGTTTTTTTGTACCTATTTATATCAGCTTCACAAATCATACCCGTAGCCAGCATGGATTTCGCCCGTTTACCACTTAACCATGTTTCACACACTGGATGACCGCCTTGAATGCGCTTTGCATTAATTGTTACTGGGTCAAGCAACCACTCACCTTCCCCACTAAGATCGGCAAAGAGAGGCTTTTCTTTTCGTATTTGCCGCGCTGCCTTAGAAAGCTCTTTGGCTGTCGGCCATGTGCGGGTTTCTAAGTTACCCAGCACAGCCTCTTCAAAATCATTAAACCAATCTGTCAAACCTTGGCTTGGCGCATGTCTGCTTATGCACTTGGCAAGGAATGTGGCTTCATCCTTAATGGCTTGTGCTTGCCCGGTCAGCGCCCTTGGTGGGTTCAATCGGCTTAGAAGTTTAAGTGTTAATTCTTGTATCTGTTCTTCACGCATTTGGTTTCACCATTTCTGCAAAAATCTTATGCACTAAGTTTTGTTGATTTTGTTCGCTGTCTGCTTGAGCGAATACTTCATCATCCCATCGTTCTTGATTTAACCATGTAGCGGGATGCGGGATAAACTTTTTGTCTTTGCCCTCTACACTAGCCGCATACAAAGCAGCCTTTGAAATAATAACATCAGGGTTGGTCTTTGCAACTGCAAGTTCCCAAGCCTTTCTCGCTAAACCTTTCGCCGTCTTTCTTGGAAAGCATTTATAAAAATCGTCAAACTTTTCGACCAATATATTATCTTCTATTCCAAGGTTCTTTCTTCCAAGGTTATTCATGCGCAGATTTTGCGTATCCCCATGCGCAGTTTTTGCGCTACCCATACGCAGATTTTGCGCATCGGTCTGGAACTCTTGGGAACTCTTGAGAAACAACTGGTAACTATTGGAAGTCTTACCACCTTCAGCACGAAACCTTTGTGTCACCTGTATAAGACCAAGCCCTGCCAGATCGGCTATATGCTTCTCCACAGATCGCCGGGACATTCTGCACACCTTAGCCAGCCTGTTGATACTCGGAAAGCACAAGCCAGTTTCACCGTTATGGTGGTTAGCAATCCAATACAGAACAATCTTTGGGGCAGGGGCTAAGTCCTGTTCCATAGCAAGTGCTGTCATTTGGTGAGACATTAGACTTCCCTTTCAAAGTATTCCGAAACCCTTTTGACAGTATCATACTGCATATTTTCAGCCCCGGTCAGAAATTTATATATCGTCGGGCGCGTTAAACCTGTCTCCCTAGCAATCTTGCTCATGTTTACGTCAGTCAGCTTTTCACGAATTTCGTCTGGCGTTAGCATTTAAGTCTCCATCAATTATTTGCAATTTATGCTTTACACCCGCAAATATCTATTGTAAACCCCAAGATGCAGACAATGGGAGAAATAACAATGACCGTAAACGATAAAGAATTGTTAATTAGCAAGATGTACACATTGCTAACCGAAAACTGGATGGAAGTTTCGAAAAAATTTGAACAGAAAGAAATTAGCTTTGACGAATACAACAAGCTAAACTTTCCTGTCGGTGCAATCGAAAAAATAAGCAAAACAATTAGAGACTTTGGGGGAGACCAATAATGACCGAGACCAAAAAATTCCACGATGCTATGGAGCTTGTCAGTGAGTTAAACAAATCTCACGGCGTTATGCAAAAGGGCGGCAAATCATACACAGAGGTTTCCACACGAATGGAAGCCTTCCGCATTACGTTTGGAGGCAATTACGGGATCGAAACAGAGCTTGTATATAACGACCAACAAACGGTCGTTGTCCGAGCCATCATTAAAGACAAAG